CTGTTTTTCTGTGACCCCTTTACCTCCATCAACTCTCTCTGATATACAACCCTAGGTTGACAATTGTCAACCTAGGGTTGTATATCAGAGAGAGTTGATGGAGGTAAAGGGGTCACAGAAAAACAGGCTTGTCAATCCGGTTTGATGTCGCGCTTGCACCTTGTACCGTCCTGTGGTAAGCTTTGACTGCCGAATTAGCGGCGTCATCCGCTTACACGAATGGCATTCGTTATTCAAGTGTCAAGGAATTATGTTTGGTGTCAGGTGGGGATCGTCTCGGCAATCAGATTGATGTTGTGCGGCACCACGCACTTCGACATCAGCTCCAGCGCTTTGCTGTTTTGCTCGATCAGCTTGCCGATCAGCGCGGCTTCGGTCTCACGGGTCTGGCGCACGCCGTAGTAGATCGCGAACACGATGATGAACAGCATCAGCATGTTCAACACGATGACCGCCAGCATCATCGGCTGGCCGCGCATCGCATCAACAACCGAGGTGGCAACCTTAGCGCCTTGCTCTGGCAGGCTCATCATTTTTTTTCAGCCGGAGTGCATTGGTAGAGCAACTGCGCCATCTCACTGCGGTTCTGATACAGCAGCTTCATCTCCTCTTGCCGCTCGCTGTGGGCGACGATGCCGGCATAGTACAGGTAGCCGAGCAGCAGAATGTTCATCACCACCAAAGCCAGCGATAGTGGCTGGCCTTTGAGCGCATCAACAAACGAGCTGGCAACCTGCGTCGGTCCATTGCTCATCGCCGCATGTATGGTTGTTTGTTTGGTATGAACCAGACCAGGATTGGGATCGCCACCGCGATGATGACGCCGATCACCTCTTCGGTATGGGCACCAAACAAATCAATGCCCCACAGCAGATTGAGGATCGAGAGCACGGCGAGGGCGAGCGCGGCCAGCGCTTTGTCGTACTCCGTAAACATGCTGGACTCCTGTCAAACTGCGGAGCTTGACGCCACTTCTCCTTGTGCCGCAGGCATTTCTTGCTTGTTTGTTTGTTGTTTGTTACGGCAGCAGGAACGCCATCAAGGTCGGCTGGCCGTAGCTTTGACCAAATGTACCGGCGGAATTGTAGGCCCACAGCCGGACGAAGTCGGTGGTGCCGTTCATGTGGGTGATGCCGTTGCCGAACAGCCATTGCGCCTGCGTCACTTCGACGGCGGCGACGATCGGCATGGTGGTGAGGTCGGCGTAGGGACCGCCGCTGTCGTTCTTGGCGAGCGATAGCAAGGCGATGCCGCTGGGGTTCCAGCCGAGTATTTGATAGTAGTACATGCCGGCGACCGCTGGCGTCCATTGTTTGGTGGTGACGTTCCAGTTGCCGTTGATGTTGATGCCCGGCGTGCCGTTGATCGGCGCAATGTCCCAAGCGCTGGCAGTGATGGGCGACTGGCTGACGGTCTGCACTGAAAACACCTGGGTCGTGGTCGGCACCGGGCCGATGGTCGCGCCAGGGCCGACCAGCACCCAAGCGGTGCCGGACCAAATCCGCTGCACCGTGCCGTCGAACCACAGGTCGCCCGGATTGGGCGCGGGCGGCGCGGTGGCCTGCACGAAGCTCTTGGTGGTCGAGGTCGGCACCCAGGCGTTGCCGTCCCAGACATAGAGCGTCGAGCCGTTGAACCACAACTGGCCATTGAACGGACTGGCCGGCGGGGTCGAACCGGTGGCGGTGCCGCCGCTCGCGCCAGTGCCGCCGACCGCATCCCAGGCGGCACCATCGAAAATCCACAAGGTCGCGCCGTCGTACCAGAAGTGGCCGCGCACCGGATTGGCCGGCGCAGTCTGGCCGAACGACACGCCGCCATTGGCGCCCGGATACCAGGGCGGCTGGCCGACCGGGCCACTGAAGACCGGCGGACCGAACGGCGGAAAACCGCCACCATCGTCGCAACCGGGATCGCAGACCCAGTTCGAGCCGTCCCAGATCCAATTGCCGTCGCGGGTGCCGACTGCCGGCGGCGACCACATCTGCTGCCCGCTGCGGGCGCGAACCACGTTATTCGCCATGACGAACCTCCTTGCCGTTGGCGTCGATTTGGACGCCGCCCATGCGTTTGAGTTCTTCGGCCGATGGCCGCGGCGGCACCGGATGCTGCGCGTTCAACTGGCCGCCGATCTTCATCAGCAACGGATTGGCTTCGGCCCAGGTGCATTTGGTGCCAATGATGGTGATCACCTGCTGCCATTCCTGATCGGTCAATTCGACGCTTGACATGAGTGCCCCTAATTCCAGACCCGCTCGATGATGACGACGCCGGCCAGGCCGTTCCAGCCGGTCGACCCCGATAGCCAGCCGCCAGCGCCGCCGCCACCATAGCCGCCGCCATTGCCGCCAAAGGAGACGGCACCGCCGACGTTGTTCGATTGTGCCAGCGCCGGCAGGCCGAGATAGGACAAGCCGCCATTGCCGCGATCGGTGGTGCTGCCCTGCGGGAAGCCGTCGCCGCCGACGACGTGATTGAGCATCGTCACCGTCGCGGTGCCGGGCGTGGTGGCGCCACCGTTGCCGCCGACGCCGGGGCCGACGGGAGAAGTCTGGGTGTTGGCCCCGTTGCCGCCGCCGACACAGGTGATCGCGCTTGAGGTGGCGGCAATGCTCAGTTGGGTGTTGCCGCCGCCACCAGGTGAGACACTGCCGAAGGTGCCGTGCAAGCCGGGATTGCCAACGGCCATTGTCATCGGCGACGATGCCGGCACGCCGCTGAGCAAATATTCCTTGAACTCGGCGCCGCCGCCCCCCGAAGCGCCGTAGGTATTGCTGCCCCCCGCGCCGCCACCACCGCCACCCGCGCCGCACATGCGGACCCGCCACACCGTGGCGGTGGTGCTGTCAGAGGGCGTGGTGAAGCTCGCCGCCGTGGTGGTGCCGTTGCCGGGCGCGCCGGTGGCCGGGAATACGCCGCTGACGAAGCTCTTGGCCAGCGCGCCGCCGACCCCGGTGACATCGGCCGCCGTCAAGGTCACCGCACCGATGCGGCCATTGAAGCTGCCGACAGCAACCGCACTGACATCGGCTTGCGTCAGGGTCACTGCCCCGGCCCTGGTGTTGAAGGTGGTGACGCCGCCGGCCGCGGCGAGCTGCGCCATGACGAACGCCGTGGTCGCCAATTGCTGAGTGTTGGTGTTCGCCGCCGCGGTCGGTGCCGTTGGCGTGCCGGTGAAAGCCGGCGAGTTGACCACCGCGCCGCCGGCCGCGGTGATGTCGTTGTTGGTCAGGCTGACCGCACCCTGGCGGCCGTTGAAGCTCAACACCGAGTTGGCCAGCACGAATGCGGTGGTGGCGAGCTGGGTCGTATTCGTGGCCGCCGCCGCGGTCGGCCCGGCCGGCACCCCGGTAAAGGTCGGACTGGCGATCGGCGCCCCGCCGGCCCCGGTCACATCGGCGGTGGTCAGGGTGACGACACCGGAGCGGCCATTGAAGGTCACCACCCCGGCGGCGATCGAGCCGACTTCGTTCAAGACGAACGCCGTGGTGGCGAGCTGCTGCGTCGAGGTGCCGACCGCGGCGGTGGGGGCCATCGGCACCCCGGTGAAATTCGGGCTCACCAGCGGGGCGCCGCCGGCCGCCGTGAGGTCGGCCAGGGTGAGCGTGACCGCCCCGATGCGGGTGTTGAAGCTCGACACTCCGGTGGTCGAGGCCTGCACCGCGGCCTGCACGAACGCGGTGGTCGCCAATTGCGCGGTGCTGGTGCCGGCATTGGCGGTGGGCGCGGTCGGGATCCCGGAAAAAGCCGGCGAGGCGAGCGGCGCGTACAGCGCCAGGTCGGGAATGAACACCGCCTCGGCGATGGCGTCCTGGATGCTCTCGTCGACGAACAGGGTGGTGGCGATGCGGTTGGAAGCATCGCCCAGCGCCGGATTGGCCGCGGTCGGGAACGGCGGGCCGGGCACCGCAAAGGCGGCATTCACGTCGGCGGTGGTGAGCACGACGGCACCACCGCGGCCATTGAAGCTGGTCACGATGCTGCCGCCGCAGATCAGCGCCTCGATGACGCCCTGGACCCAATGGGTGGTGGCGATCTGATCGGAGTCGGCGCGGAAGTCCCACGGGCTCGGCGAGGTGTTGAAGCCGCCGAAATGAGCGTCTTGGATTGGCGCGCCACCGGCGCGTAGCACGTCGGCAGTCTCGAGTTGGACGAAGCCGGAGCGGCCGTTGAAGCTGATGACGGTGTCGTCGAATAGCGCGGTGACATAGTCCTGGGTCGCCAACGCCTGACCGGCGACGAAGATATCGCCCCCGGCATAGATCGAGCCGGCCGCGGTGATGCTGCCGGTGGCGTTCAGGGTCGGCGCGGTGACGCTGCCGTTGAACGTAAAGCCGATGCCGTCCGAGGTCAGGCTGGCGCCATTCCAGGCGATGCCGAAGCCGGGCTCGACATGCAACGAGCCGCCATTCTCCAGCGCGGTGCCGACCAGGTTGGTGATCAGGATCGAGGCGTAGGGGCCACCGAGGCCGCCCTGCTGGATCAGCGCCAGATCGGCCGGCCCGACACTCGGAACCAGCGGGTATTGGCCAATCTGCCTGACGTTCAGAACGTCATTCACGCCTCACCTATGCGATCGGCGTCTGGCTGGTGTTAAGCACGTCCTGATAGTGGCTGATCAAGGCCGCCTGGGTGCGGGTCACCGCGCTCTGGTTCTGCATGATCAGCATCAGGGTCGGGGCATCCTGCGGAGTGGGCCACGACGAGGCCGCCTTCGGCGGCGTGAACGCCAAGGGGGCGGCAGCAGCGGTGGTGGCGACGCTGGTGGTGTAGGTGCCGGAGCCGCCCGCGGCGCCGCTCTGCTGATTGACGATGGTGGTGCCGGCCGGCACGCCGAGCCCGGCCACGGTGGCGCCGGTGATGATGGCGCCGTTGACCGCGGTCACGGCGAGGCTGGTTCCAGTGGCGGTGCCGGTGCCGGTGGCAACGCCGGGCGGTGGCGTGAAGGTCAGCGCCACGTTGGTCAAGGTGGTGGCGACATTGGTGGTGTAGGTGCCGGCGCCGCCGGGGGTGCCGGAAGGCTGCGCCGTGATGGTGGTCCCGGTCGGAACGCCAGCGCCAGCGACCGTATCGCCAATGTCGACGGTGCCGCCGGCGACATTGCTGACCGTCAAGCTGGTGGTGCCGGTCGAAGCCCCAGTGCCAGTCGCCACCCCCGGCACCGGCGCGGCCTGGGCGGCGTTGAGGATGCCCTGATAGCGGTCAATCAAGACCGCATTGTCGGCCATGGTCTTGGTCTGGGCCTCGACGATGACCAAGAGGTCAGTAGCGTCATTGGGGTCGGGCCAGGGCACGCCCAGCGGGCTCGGTTGAACAAGGCGCAATGCCGGTTGAACCATGGGTGAGCCTCATGAGGTGGTCGAGCACAGGCACAAGGCCGTGCGCGGATAAATCATCCCGTTTGAGTCGGTGGCGGTCCAGCGAAACTGGTAATCGGCGCCGTCGACGCCGCCATTGAGTGTAGCATAAAGCGCCCGGTCGACGATCTGCACCGGGTCGATGATCCAGGTGTTGCTGACATCGACCGGCGGCACCGCGTTGGTGAAAATCGTCAACGCGCCCTGGGTCGGGCCCAGGCCGCGCGGAATGACGGCGGCAAAATCCATGCCGAAGGTCATCACCTCGCCGGCCGGATGGCTGGGCCAATAGCGCCGGGTCAGGCCGCTCTGGCTGTTGGTGGCGAGGGCGTGAACCAGCTTGACCGGCGGCGGCACCACGCCCAGCCCGACGACGCTGCCGGCGTTCGGATCGGCCAGCCGAAAGCCCTGATTGTCAACGATAATTTCTGGGCGAGCGGATAATCCGAACGGGCTGTCCATTCGGCTATTGTGCCACGAAGTGACGCGGCGTTACAGTGACCGGATCGTGACAGCAATAGTGTGACAAGAGAAAGGGGCCAGTTTGCGCTGGCCCCTGAAGGAAGGGAAGCGAACCTCCCTGCAGAGGTCCGTAGAGCACGCTACCAGAACCGCTAAGCGCCGGAGGTGCGTGTCCACAAGGAGAGCCCCCGTGAACGATGCCAACATAGATAGTCTGTTTGCTCCTGACAACCCCAAAATACCACTCAGCGGCGTGACACGACAAAACGCTTTACACCGGCTGAGCAAAGAGCCGTGCCCGCGCTGCGGTGTTGTTGGTGACTTCAAGCTGTTCAACAACGCCATGCACGTCGGTGTCGCTTGCCGAGCGTGTGGCCGCAAGCACGTGTTCAGAAGCCGCGGCGTGATGTGGCTGCCAGATGTGATCAACGCTTGGAAAAGAGGCCGACTATGAGCGAGCGCGCAATAGTCGGCACTTTCTTCTTTCACCACAGCGCGCGCCACAAGCAGGATTTTTCCCTTAGTCCTCAAGAGCTTAGCGAACTGATCCGCAGCCACAACAAGCCGCAGAAAGCCGACCTGCAATGGATCAAGCTGGCCGGCTTCGGGGCGTTGGAAAGCGAGAAGAAGTCGCTACGACACGACGCCAACGTCAACTGGATCAGCGGCATCGAGGGCGACTACGACAGCGAAAAATCGCCGTTAAAGATTTCCTTTGACGAAGCGGTGCAGACACTGGAAGACGCCGGCATCGAGTGCATCGTCTACACTACACCGAGCCACACACCGCAGAGCCCGCACTGGCGCGTGCTGGCACCGTTTGCTGAGCGCTACCAGCCGATCGAGCGCGACCGCTTCATGGCGCGATTGAACGGCATGTTCCGCGGCGCGTTCGCGCCGGAAAGCTTCACGCTGAGCCAATCATACTATATCGGCTATGTCAGCAACGGCGCCGGCGCCGGGCAGCATCATCAGGTCGAATACATCGAAGGCCAAGCTGGTCGATCAGACCTGGCCAGGCGCGATGATCTCGATGCCGGCGCCATCGGACCAAAGAACAAACAAAAAACCGCAAGCGGCGACTACGAGTATGTCAATTTTCCCGAGCTGCTCAACATCCTGACCAGCGGCGGTGATTACCATCCGGTGCTGCCACCGATCGTCGGCACCATCGCGTCGAGAGGTGCGCCCAAACAATTGTGCATCGAACTGATGCTCGGCCTGTTTGAAACCGCGCTGCGCAAGCGTCCCGAAATCCGCGAACGTTGGAAAGAGGTGCTGGAAGTCGTCGATTGGGTCTACAGCAAGGAACAAGCCAAACAACAGCCACAGGCGGAAACGCCGCCGCCGAGCGGCTGGCCGTGGGTCTGGGACAAGGTCGATTGGGACGACTACCCGCCGCCGCCACAGGAATGGTCGGTGCGCAATCGCATCCCGTCGAAGCAGGTTTGTTTGCTGTCGGGCCACGGCGCCACCGGCAAGTCGACGATCGGCCTGTATCTGGCGTGCGCTCACGTCATGGGCCGCGACTGGCTGAAATCGCTGCCCAAGCCCGGCCCGGCATTCTTCATCGACGCCGAGGACGATCTCAACGTCATCTGGCGCCGGCTCGACGCCGTGCGTGAGCATTATCAGATCAAGTTCGACGACCTGTTTGAAAACGGTCTGCAGCTGTTGCCAATGGCCGGCGAGGACGCGGTGATGGCCACCACAAATCGAGACGGAAAAGTTATCGTCACACCATTCTACCGCCACGTGCTGGAGCGCGTTGAAGCCCACAAGCCGGAACAGATCGTCATCGCCTCGGCCGCCAACGTGTTCGCCGGCAATGAGAACGACCGCTCGCAGGTGCAGCAGTTCATCGGCCATCTGAAAAAGCTGGCAATGATCAGCAGCGGCTCGGTGGTCTTGATCACCCATCCCTCGCTGACCGGATTGAACACAAACACGATCCTGTCGGGCTCGACACAATGGCACAACGCGGTGCGCGCCCGCATGGTGCTCAAGGGCGTCGACGGCAACGGCAGCGAAAAACAGGACGACAGCGACCTACGGCAGCTCGAATTCGCCAAGAACCAGTACGGCAAAATGGACGACAGCGTGTTGCTGCGCTGGACCAGCGGCATGTTCCTGCCAGTACCGGAGCAGACCAACTACGAAAAGGCCGCCGCCATGGCCATGGCCGAAGACGTGTTCACCACCCTGCTGCGCCGCTTCATCGCCGCCAAACGCCAAGTCTCGCCAAAGCCGACAGCACGCAATAACGCCGCCGCAGTGTTCGCCGAGCAGGAAGAAGCCATCAAAGCCAAACTGTCAAAAAAAGAGCTGTGGGCGGCCATGGAGCGGTTGTTCAAGCGCAACGCCATCAAAGTCTCAGAGTGGGGACCGCCGTCGCAGCGGATGCAATACCTGGAGTTCCCATAATGGAACTTTGCCTCGTCACATACCCTCGTCACATGGGTCGTCACATGATCACACCCCCCCCTCGTCACACTCATCACACCCACCCCCGTAGGGGGTGAGTGTGACGAGAGGTCATCACACTCTCTTTAGACCCCCGAAAAGAAAAGTTCCCCACCCGCCCAAGGAGAGCAAAATGGCGACCACCGGAACCGGAAAATGGGCTGAGCCCGGCGTCCCGCACCGCGGCTGGGAATGTGTCCATATCGAAGACCTCGGCGAACCGTCGGCGACCTGCGAAATGTGCCAGGTCATGACCATCCGCTTCGTCCACACCATGAGCCACCCGGACTACGGCGACGAGCTGCGGGTCGGTTGCGTCTGCGCCGGCCACATGGAAGAGGACTACGAGGCCGCCAAAAGCCGCGAAACAGCAATGCGGGCGCGGTCGAGCCGGCGGGCAAAGTTCCCCGACCGGGCCGGTTGGCGGCTCTCGGCGCGCGGCAATAGGTTCATCAATGTCGGTGGCTTCAATATCGTCGCCTACCCGACTCATGATCACGGCCATTCCGGTTTCTCAGTGCGTGTGCTCGACAAGCGTAGCGGCCGTACCGTGTTCGTGCCCGGCCGTTACCAGACCCAGGTCGACGCCAAACTGGCGGCGTTCGATCAGATGGAGCAGATGAAGAATGGACGCTGAATAAGACGAAAAAATTCCAAGGAAAAAAATTGGGCAAAGTTGCCACAATTGGAGAAAAAATTTTGGGGAGTTAATCGCGGGGGGTGTGCACCGATCGATCGCGCAGCGTCCGAGAGACGTTCAAGCGGGGACCCTCCTAATGTATCACATTAACAGTGATACGTTAGCTACGTGTCTAGCACGGCACGCATTCCATGTCAAGTGAAAAAGTTGGACGGACTATAGCTCTTTTGTAAAAAATAAACTCTTGACAGCCGTAGCGACCCCCCTATATCGCCGTCATGTCCAAGTGGGTCACATACCTGGCGGCGACGGCGTGGTGGTCGGTGATGCGGGCCGGCAACGAAAGCCTGGTCATCCTGTTCGTCATGATGCTGCTGCCGCTGTACATCATCAACTTCGACAGGAGACACCCCGATGAACATTTACCCCTTCGACCAAGTCGCCGCGCGGGTGGAAGAAATATTAAATGGCACATCTACCGACGAACACTTCGTCGCCCTCAGAGCGCTTGCCGGCGGTGCGCCGAGGATTGAGATATTTCAGCAGTTCGTCTGCGCCCACTGCCTGACCAAGCAGACCATGCCGGACCCCAACGTGCTTTACACCCACGGCAAGTGCGAGGAGTGCCAGCACGTCACTGACATCAAAAAGAACGGCTGCAATTACGCCGTCCAGTACTACGGGCACACGCCGGGATGACCGAGCAGCTGCTGACCTATTCGTGCATCGCCGTGATCATGTGGCTCGACGCCAGCGATGTGGTGGAGCTGATCGGTGGCGTGCTGGGCGCCTGGGCATTGATGACCGCTATCCTATGGCTGGTTCCTCAATAAAGCGCCAGCTAACTTGGCCCATACCGGACAAGCCGATGATGCTGGCGGCGGCGGGTGTGATATCGATGCCGGCGCCGTTCGGCTTCTTACCCTGGTTGGGGCCGCGCGGCAGCGTCATGTTATTCTCGGCGCAGGTCTCGGCCAGCGGCCGGCGGTTGTTCTCCCAATAAGGATCGTCGGTCAGCCACGGTCCCAGATCGCGGATTTTGCAAACCACTTCGCTGCCGTTGGCGAGGTTGCGGACCACCACTTGCGGCCGCCAGTCCTCCGAGAACTTGAAGGGCAGCGCCACACTGGTTTCGTTATCGGTGATGACATCGTAAGGCGGATAGGCCGAGTTGTTTGGATCGGAGCCGCCGCCGAACACGCTGCATTTGATATCGGTGCAGTAGGGCGAGAACGCCACGATTTCGTCCGGTGGCGGCTCGACTGGAGGCTCAGTGGGCGGCTCGACCGGCGCTTCGTCGATGGTCTGGCCGCTGATGGCTGAAGCGATGGCGGCGCAGATGCCGGCAAACTCGGCGCGATAGAGCGCGGCGTCAGCTTGGCTATCAACAAAGCAGGTCTCAATCAAAATCGCCGGTTCTTCGGTGCCGTTAAGGAACGCCAGATCGGTGCGTTTCTTCGGACCACGGTTAATGAAATCGCCAGCATCGCTGATTTTGCGGGAGACCGTATCGGCCAATGATTGCTGAGTGACATACAGGCATTCCGTCCCCATCGGCTTCGGTGTCACCTGATAGGCGTTGAAATGGATCGAGACATCCAAATCGCGGGTGCAGCCATTGTGAAAATTCACGATCCGATTGAGGTTCTCACTTTGTGTCGTCGACACGTCATCATGGAAGGTGATGACGCTGACGCCGACCAGCGAACGCAGATAGCCAGCGGTTTCCTCGACCACGCGGCGGGCCTCATTGACTTCGTCGAGACCCCAGGGCGGTGGTCCGGCAGCACCCCTGACGTATTTGCTGTGGCCCGAGCTGATGACGATCTGCATGACTGTGTTCCTCCATATCGAGACGCGACGCGCCCATTTCGGAGCGCGCCAGTTCTTGCTCTGCATCGATTACCTGCTTTACAAGCGGTAGGCGAGGTTGGCTGTAGCACGGAGCCGTGACCATGCCACTACGGGGCAGCGTGAGTGATCGAATTAGCGAACTGACCCACCACGGCTCCAAGCCGCGCAGTCACCGCCAGATCGTCGCCATAGCGCTTAACAGCGCTCGCAAAGATCGGTCTAAGCGAAGCAAGCGGCGAGCGCGGCGCTAGTGGAACAGCTTGAGCGTGCGGCGCATGTCGGCATAGATGCGCGCTACCACCTCTTCGCGTTTATCCGGCGGCAGCTGCGGGCATTGCTTGCGGACATAGATGCGCGTCGCCGCCAGCAGCTCCTGTTCCCATTGCTGCAGCTCCCTAGACGACATGGCCGCGGATTTCGTCGGCGGTGAATTCGGTCATGCTGGCCAGCCGCTTGGCCTGCTTTTTGTTGGGCCGGGTGGTGCCGTTGAGCCAGTAATAATAGGTTTGCCGCGACACCCCGAGCGCCTTGGCCTTGACCGCCACCGGATCGCCGGGCCGGATTTGATCGAGCACCGCCGCCATCGGCACTGCGGTCAACAGCCGTTGCACCTTCATGGCCGCCCTGGACACGGCGTCGTCCGGGCTCGACTTGACCAGACGCTTGGCCAGCCGCAGCGCCTCACTGGTATTCGTCATGTCCAATCCTGCCTCTTGACAATCATGGGCCAAAACATATTACTGGACAGAGTGACCGTCAATGTGGAGAGACGTAAGATGGCACCTATAATCCACGGGCATTCCGTGGGCTACCCTCCGACTGGCGTCTATGTGTCCTGGCTGAGTATGCGAGGTCGCTGCGAAAACCCATACAACAAAGACTTCAAATACTACGGCGGCAGAGGAATTAAAGTCTGCGGACGCTGGAGCAAGTTTCTTAATTTTTTAGCTGACATGGGTGAGCGACCACCCGGTCATACGCTCGAACGTATCGACAACAACAGTGACTACAAACCATCGAACTGTAAATGGGCAACGCGGCGCGATCAGCGGCGTAATCGGAGAGATTGGCCATGATTAGCCAGTTCAGCGTCGGCACCAGCCGAACCATCAACCTGGGCAATTTCGAGAGCCTGCGGGTCGAGGCGTCGGTCACGATCGACTGCCCCGAGGATGGCGATTGGGTGCAGCTGCGGGCCGCGGCGCAAATCCAGCTACGCGAACTGCTGGAGGACACCTACCGGGCGCAGCATGAGGACCGCAGGAAGAAGCAGATCAGCGCATGAACCGGCTCAAGGAAATCAACGATGAGGTTTACGCCCGCTGGAAGGCCGGCGAAAACCATCTGGACTTGGCCGATGAATATGGCCGCTACGGTCTTGAGACACTGTTGCGGCGGCGGCTCTATGCCGAACAGCACGCCAACGATCCGCGCGGTGAAAGCAACCAGGAAGCCCGCGCCCGAACCTGGCAGCGTAACGAGGATATCATTCTCAGCCGCGCCGCCGGCTCAACCTACAGCGCATTGGCGCAAAAGTACGGCATCAGCCGCGAGCGGGTGCGGCAAATCTGGATGAAGCACTTGCGTAAGTCTCGCGATCCGCGTGGGCTCTATGGGCCGCGCCTCGCTGCTAAAATCAAACTGCGAAGAAACTAGCCATGAGCAAGCTGCCGGAACAGGTTAAGGCATTGCGCTGGGTACTGCAGAAGATCAGGCCCCACGCCGAATATGGCAATCAGCAGTGGGAGGACTGGAAAAAGTCGGCCTACCAAGAACCGGATCGGAGCAAATCCGAGGCGTATTGGGAAGGCTATCTCGACGCCCTTCGCAGCGTATGCGAGGACATCAATAAAAAACTTGAAGCGCAAGCGCGGGCGATGCTTACCCGTGATGAAGTGCTCGATCTGATGTTCGGAAAATTAGACAAAACCAAGGAACCGATCAACCATGACAGCGAACATGACCAGTGACAATCTGCCGATGATAGCCGACGAAGTCCGCAACATCGGCGACGAAGCCGACCGCGATGCGGGGTTTCAGAAAATGCTCAAGTTCAAGAAAGGCGTCTATAGCTGCGACGGCGAGGAGATCGACCTAGGCACCAAGCTTATTGCTCACGCCATCGGCTGGGCCAAATGCTGGATCCATTTCGTCGACCAGAAGGTGGTCGAGCGCAAAATCTATCGGGTCTCCAAAGGCGAGCGGGCGCCGGAGCGCGACCAAATCCCCGACAACGACGAGAGCCAATGGCCGATCGGCATCAACAAGCAGCCGGCCGATCCCTGGGTCTATCAGTACCTGCTGCCGATGGAAGACCAGCGATCGAACGAGGTGCGGATTTTCGTCGCCTCGTCGTTCGGTGGCCGCCGCGCGGTGGCCGACCTGTGCTCGGCCTACGCCCGTCGCGCTCAGAAAAAGCCCGGCACCGGGCAACCGATCATCACCCTGCAGATGGTGATGATGCCGACCAAGAACTTCGGCGACGTGCCACGGCCGCACTTTGAGATTGTCGGCTGGGATGACGAGGCGCAGACCCCGACCCGCACGGTGTCGGAGGAGGTGCTAAAGAAGCAGGAATTCGACGACGAAATTCCTTTTAACTACGGCAACGAGAACTAGAGAGGCCGTCGTGGCTTTTTCGTTGCCAGAAGAATGGCGTGAAGTGCCAAGTGTTCCTGGCCTTCTTGCAAGCAGTGAGGGGTGCATTATGACCGCCCCTCATACCAAACCTATGCCGCGAGGTGGGGAACGTACCTACGGTGGGAAGCCGTGGCTTGGCGCTTGGAGCAAAGAAGATAGCCGATACACCACCAGATTTCGCGGCAAGACTTATAGGGTTGCCCGATTGGTTTGTGAGGCATTTCACGGACCGCCGCCGTTTGTTGATGCAGTTGTCATGCACCTTAACGAAGATGGGTCCAACAATTGGCCCGATAATCTTAGATGGGGGACGCAAAAGGAAAATCTGAACATGCCGTATTTTCTCGACTACTGCCGCAGCCGCACTGGCGAAAACAGTCCATCTGTAAAAGGCCGAAGGAGCAAGCCATGAGCCTGCACAACAGCACGTTCCTGTATCTGAAGCCGACCGACAAGCAAATGGGCACGATGGATTTCGTCCGCGAAGCCTACGACAATTTCGCCAAAGTGCTGCAACAAAATTTGCCCGACGGCGCCGACAAGACCCACGTGCTGCGGCTCATTCGCACCGCGGCAATGTGGTCGCATGTTGCCATCACCCGCAATCAAGACGGCAGCCCGCGGGATGACATGACGCCGCCGAAACCGTTCGATCCGGGCGCGGATGCCGGCGCCTTCGCCTCGATGGATGGCAAGCGGTGAGCGAATGGTCTATCTCCCGACTTGGGATTTGATTGAGGAACGTGAAGGGGTATGGGGCGGGGCAACGGCTCGCTTGGAAATTCCTGGCGGCTGGCTTTATCGCGTGATTGAAAATCGCGGCACCGACCAACCCGTCATGGCTGTGGTGTTTGTGCCGATACCGGAAAGGCGACCGGAGGACGAATGATCTTCCGTATCTACCATCAACAACAAGGCGGCCATGTTCATATGCGGGTGTTTGCCGGCACCCACGACGGTGCGCTTGGCAAGTGCGGCGATCTGACCATGCGCGAGCCGGAGTTTGCCGTGTTTAAGCGTTGGCTTTATCCACGAGTGCAGTTTGTTGAGGAAGGAAAGTGAAATGAACGAGGATAGCAACGACCGCCTGAAAAAGTTCGAGAGTGCACTGTCCGATCCGATCGCCAAGTTCATACCAAAATCCAGTCAGCCAAAGGCGGAGCCGACGGTGGCGGTGACCATCGCCGCGATCCGGGATCAAGCCCACACTATTCTCAAGATGTGCGAAGAGGCCGAGACTGCCATCAATGCCAGCGAGGACAGCGCCCGCAAGGCGGCCGACAGCCTGATGGACCTGATTAAGCGCGTTAAGTAGAATGGTTGGACAAGTGCCGACCGCGGCGAAGATCAAGGAGCTGCAACGCGAGTTGGCGGTGCGCCGCAATTTTTATCCGCGGATCATCGCCAGCGGCAAGCTCGACAAGGCCGAGGCCGCCTACCGGCTTGAAGTGCTGGAGGCGATCCTGGCCGACTATAAACTGAAACTGAAGCAAGAGCCCCTGCCGCTGTCGCGCGATCAGTACATCAAACAAAGCAATGGAGATTTCGATTGAGCGACATTCCGAGAGCACGTGAGCTGTTGCAAGAAATCGAGAGCATGACCGACTTATCGCAAATCAAGCGACAGGTGCGGCGGGCTATTGGCTTGATGACACGCGAGCGGGCAGTGCGCCGCGCGCCCAGCCGGCCAACGATCATCACTCTGGCGACGCGGAAGTATATTCGCAAGCTGGCCGGCACCGACCACACCCTGCACGAAATTGCCAATCTCACCGGCATCTATAACATCGGCCGCATCAGCGAGGTGCTCAATGGACATCGGTAACAACAAATGAAAGTCCATCCAGTTGAACAGCGCACGCCGCAATGGTTCGATCTGCGCAAGGGCATCCCCTGCACCTCGGGCTTTGCCAACATCATCACGCCCAAAGGCGCGCCAACCGTCGGCGAGCGGCGGCGAAAATATATGTGCCGGCTGATTGCCGAGCGGCTGCTCGACACCGCCATGGGCGACAAGTTCGAGACCGAATGGACCTTGCGCGGCAAGGAATTGGAGCCGCAGGCTGCGGTCGCATTCGCTGCCGAGTTCAACTGCGAACTCGACGACGGCGCTTTTATCACCAACGGCGTCGAGACCGAGATCGACGAGATTGCCTGCTACAGCGGCGACGACAGCGTTGGCGCTTCACCCGATCGCATCTTGCGCGGTGTCATCGGCCGGCAAGGACTGGAGATCAAATGCCCGGCGCCGTGGACCCAGGTCGACTATCTGCTGCATGGTCCAGGCGCCGATTACAAACCGCAGGTCCAGGGCCAGCTCCTGGTCGGCGAATTCGAGGTGATGCACTTTTGGACGTTCCATCCGCAGATGCCGGCCTGTCATCTGATCACCACCCGCGACGAAGCCTATTTATCGCGGCTGGCGCGCGAGCTGTTCCAGTTCTGCGACGAGCTGAATGCCGAAACCGAGCGGGCGCGGCGGCTGGGCATCTTCGTCCCCGGCCACAGCTCGCTTTCGCCGGATGACATACCGGGGACATTTCCCTGGCTACAATAGGGCCGGCTGGGGCGCGAGGGGATTGCGCCTATGGGAGAAACAAAATGCGAAGAATTCTATTGTCAACAACCGCGATCATTCTTCTCACAGCATCGGTGCCGGCAGCTGATCAAACCTTCACTATGCAAGGTCAACTCATCATCAAGCCGGACAACACATTCACCATGATTGGCACGATGACGCCGAACACGCCGACACCGCCCGAGCCGCTACCGGTCGTGCCGCCCACCGTGGCCATAACGAAGCCGGCCAGTGGCGCAACGGTCAGCGGTGCATCTGTTGCTGTGAATGCGACGTGCACGGTGCCGGAAGGCTCCCAGCCTTGCGTGCTGGTCGATTTCAGCATTGACGGCATCTACAAAGCGACCAAGCAAACCGCGCCCTACGACTACACGTTTGACACCACGACGGTTGCGAACGGCAACCACATGATCAGCGCGAACGGCAAAACTGATCCGACGACGCAGACCAACCGCAATATCACCGTTGTCGTTAACAATCAGGTCACGCCACCGCCCGATGGCACGACGGTGTTTGATTGGACGCAAACCTTTGATGCCGAGCCGGTCGGCTCGCGCGTGGATTATCCAACGCAGCGGCGCTTGTTCCCTACAGATTGGGGCTTCAATTCCAACTATGTCCAGGCCAGCGACAACTCCTCGCCGTGCGAGTGGTACAGCGGCGGCAGTGGCTGCGTTCCGGCACCAAAGGTTCTGTTTAAGATTGTCGCCGACGGCAAGACCGGCAACGGTCTGGAGGTGCTGATGCCAAAGGACTCCTATGGCTATGCCCAGCCCGGAGCCGGTGTGCCGATGATGGTGAATGCGTACAACAAATCATTTAACACCTTCATGGTCGAGTGGGATGAAAAATGGCGAGCTGGCTTTGATCTGCACTCCATGGGCAAGATGGGTTTGTTGGTGACGTACCGGCGCGCGAACCAGGAGATCTACTATGGTCCACAGAACATGTGGTACGCCTGTAGTCCGACACCGTGTACTAATCAGTTCTCGCCGGTGACCCTCAACATGGGCGATGGTGGCGGCAGCGGCTCGACCGTCGAGCATCAGGTCTATCTCAACAACAAATGGTCACTCGACCGATGGTACCACTTCAAGATCGAGAATGCCTTGGGACCGAACGGCTATTATAAGCTGTGGATTGACGGGCAGCTCTATGACAGTTACGCGCCCGGCGAGGTCAGCGGCATGAGCACTGGACAGACCATAGGGGGCGGCACCAACAGCGCCACGAATAGTCGCAACACGCAGAACCCCGGTGAGTTCACAGAACAGCGGCTCGGCATTCAGCCGCACTTTGGCGGCCAGTACAATGATCGTGCCTTCAACGACAGCTACCAAGTTCTCGATAACATTCACATGCGTGGCTTCAATCGCTAGCGGAGGTCACCTCACTAGATCGATGCAGATGTATGCCGCCACCAGAAAAACAGTGGCAGCGAACATGAAGAAAATCACCTCTCTGTAGATCAGAGCCTTCTTCTCTCTGTAGATCATCTTTTCCACTCGATTATATGTGGGCATTGACCGTTGCACTCTGACCGCAGCTCTGATTTCACTTCCAGCATGAGAACGACAAAGAAGTACATCAATCCAACCAACACGGTCATCAAGAGAATTTTTGGCAGTGAAGGCTCGGGTATCATCATCTGTCAAAGTCCAGTTCGTCATCTTTCAAAAGCTCATCGATCTGCGACACGATGATGGAAACAGTTTCGTTCCAATCCTCTTGGCGCCAGTGATATTTGATGATGCAGCCAACGACCATTGACATGGCCATCAGGAATTCGTCGGGTTTGAGTTCGGCATCTGGAGCCATTGCCATTTTAAGAACGGCTCTGGCAAATCCGTGAGATCGTCGTACTCGCCTTTCATCATCGTTGGTTAGGGACAAAGGACTTTGATCCGTATCTTCATCTACGCGCCGCCAGCCAAATCAGCGGCACCACCACCACCGCCGCGTACACCCCCAATGCTGCTAGCCGATACGGGTCCGGTTCCTTCAAAACCAGGTAAGCCACCCCGATCGCGCCGCAAACAGCGACGAGCAGGATCAGGCGCACGGCGAGGATCGCGGTAGCGATGTTGAGCCCGCCGATGACACCGGCACGCCAGGCACTGCGCTGAATAAATTCCTGCTGAAGATCAGGCGGCGTCGCCGTCCTCGCCGTCGTTGTTGAGCCACTCGCTATCTGGCTCAGGCTCGGCTCGGGCGGCGGCAACGGTGGTTCGGGCAGCCTTCTTTCGCCCACGAGGGTCATTCTTTGTGAAGGCGGCTTGATACCTGCGGACGGAAGTTCCGGCTGCTGGCTCATCGAGTTTTTCCTTCCGCAAGCCGACGAACACGTACTGGATGCGGGCGATTGCCATCAATGCCTGAAAGCGATCCTTGATGGTGACATGATCGCCCTGTTCGAGCTGCTCCAGCAAGATGGAGACTTGCCGCGCCAGTCGTACATTGATGTCGTGCGGGTCGTTGTTATTCATCGGCCTACGGTCCGGGTTCAGCATTTTGTGCTCCTGGTAATACCTCAAGTTGTTGAAAAATAATAAAAAAACCGGAAAAAAATTTTTGTTCAAAATAAGTCATTATTTTTTCTAATGACCTCACTGTCTCCTCGGTGGCCGTAATTTACGCTCGGCCTCGCCCTCCGCGCCGCCCGTCGTCGCACCAACGGCGGCCGGAGCCGCCCGTTCGAGCGCGCCGGCGGCTCTTGTAGCGGCTTGTTCGCCGAAAGCGCCGAGCTTACTGCCTAGCGGTGAATGATAGAACCTGATCAGCTCGGGAACGCCGACCGCCCAAAGCCAGTGCGCCGGCATGCCAAGTTGCGCTGCCAACCCGGTTACGGCCGCCGCTGTTGTCCCCCGCATGGCGTTGTTGGCGATATACCGGCCATATCTGCTGCCCATCAGCGCCCCTAATCCAGGAGCAAGTCCGGCAGTTGCTGCCCCGGTCACCGCGCCGGCGCTGGGGTCTTCGGGGTTCATCATCGCCCCGGCCGCGCCGCCCTTGGCGACATTGGTGGCGGCTTGACCCGCCCGGCCCGCGACCGTTGGAGCACCACGGACAAAACCCTGTCCGGCGATGAATTTACCCGGCAGCGTCGCCGGTCCTGCCATGAGCTGAGCCCCGCTGCCGCCCAGCCAGCCGGCGGTCTCGCCCCAGCTCTGTGACGGCTCGGCGGCAAACTCTTCCATGCGTTTGACCCCCGGCACCTGTTCGGCCAGGTCACCCAGGCTTTGCCGCATCGAGGGATCAATAAGGCCGAGAGCGGCATTGGCGGCGCGCGGAATGCCGGTCGCCGTGCCGGCCAGCGACTTGGCGACGCCGCGGCCCATTTCTCGTTCGGTGTCGGCGAGCGGATCGTGCGCGCCAACAAAACTGTGAACCGCTTCGAGCCCGCGGGTGATCGGGCCTTGCGTTCCCGGTGGCATCGGGGCGGCGGGAGTGGTGCCGGTCGGCATCGTGCCGCTCGGCGTGGGCGCAGCGCTCTTTGGCTTCTGAGCGCCGGGCGGGGCTTGGTCGCCGTACAACAACTTGTCGAATTCGGGATCACGGGGCACCTTCGTCAACTCCCGGAATAGGATCGGTAATGCCAATGATCGGCGGCACACGCTGCAGGTATTCCCGAGCTTGTTGGCGTTTGTCGGGGTCGGGGCTGGATGCGAGTTCTTGGTATTTACGCGACAGCGCGAAAATCGTTTTCATCGGCAGCGGCGTGCGGGTTTCGTCTTCCAACAAGTCTTTCCGCCGCTTCGATGGATCGACACCGATCGCCCGGACCTCGGGCTGAGCGTCGGGCGGCGGCTCGCCGGTTTTAGTGTTCATCCTGACAATGTCGCGGAATACCCGCATGTTGTGCGGGTCGTTGCCGGGCAACAGCTCGCGACGATTGGTGGAGCTTTCATAATCGCCCTGATAGTGTTCTAAAATCCGGTACGACGAAATCAAATCCGGGGCGATGGCGCCGCGCACTTGCATCGGCGTTGCCGTGCTGCCGAGATTTTGAATTTTCGCCATCAGGGTGGTCACCCGCGGCGTGCCGGTAAGGCTGGCCACCGCCTGCACATGCTGCTCCAAGTCAAAGATGGCATCGAATGCGACCTTGAACCTGTCATCGTTGCCGAGCAGCCCGGCGGTCCATTGCTGCAATTTGTTCTGTATAACGCTGGCGTCCTCATCAAAGACGTTAAGATTTTTATAAACATTGATCGCGGCCTGCGGGATTTGCGAAGCGCGGTCGACCACCTTTCTTTCGTTGCTGTCTTTGTTGAACCAGCGCTGCGCGTTGGCAAAATTGCCGGGCTTGTAGCGCGGGTCGTAGGCTTGTGCCGCCGCGTCCCAGCGCTTGCCCTCTTCGGATTTTGGATCAACCTGATAAGTGGTCACGGCACGCAAGATGCCGGGCAGCTCTTGATCGATTTTGGCAAGACGGGCGTCCTTGTCGGCGAGTTTTTGTTGCATGCTCTTGTTGGGATCGGGATCCTGGACCTGCACGGCTTTCCTGGTCTCGGCATCGAGCCCGCGCGCCATCTGATCGATCTTGCCGGCATTGACCGGGTCGACCTTGTTGAGCCGATCGAGGCCGAGGACGTTACGGCCTTTGAAGATTTCGCGGGCGGTGTCCTGCGCCTCCTTGGGCAGGGCGTTGAACACAGACAGGTCGCCAGTCAGTGGCGCTGCCTCCGGTGCTGCTCGCGGCGTTTCCACATCGAGCCGGCCGCCGCCCATGCCCGCGGTGTCGGAACCGGTGCCGGGACCAAAGCCGAACTGTTTGCGAATTTCATCCCTGCCATCGGTGTCGAGCGCCTTGCGCAGCTGCACCTCGGAGGCGTGCGACCGGCGCCAGTTGGCGTCCTCGATCTGATACAGCTTGTAAACGCCGGCGGTGCCATGATCGCGAAGAATAGGCAGGTAGTTGTCGTGTTGGCTGTTGATGAGGTAGTCGCGCATCATGTCCATGGCTTGCTGATGCGTGATTAGGTTCGCTTGCTCCATCTTGGCGATGCGATTGACTCCTGACAAATCTTGCTGGTGCAGTTCATTGGCTTGGCGTTGTTGCTCCAGCCATTCGTATTGGCGGATTTGCAAACCGCGCAATGCAGCGGTGCTGTAGCTTTGGCTGAATTTTCCTTTCGAGAAAGCGTCGGCAATGGCGGCCAACGGGTTCAACAACACATTGGCTTGGCTGTAAGCGTCGGCGACCGGCCTGGAAGCCCAGCGCGCGCTCTGTGAATTGGCATCGAGGGCATTGCCGTAGGCTTCTTGCGGCGACGGCATGTCGGGACCGGGCGCGACGCCGGGATAAGCTTGTGCCGCCTTGGTCGCAAACCAGTCGTCGCCAGACTGGGTCACGGGGCGGTGCGGCGGCGGCCGGTAGATCGCCGGCGGGTTGACCTTGTAGTCCGGCAGCGGAGCGATCGGCGCCTCTGTGGCCGGCGCCGGCCCCTGGCCGGTGGTATCGGTTGCTTGCGGAGTGCCCTCTTCGGCCAGCGCCAGCTTGGTCGGGTCTTTTTCTGCTTCGTCAGGAGGCGCACCAACTTGTGGGACGGCCGGATTGGTGAGTGCCACCTGTGCCGGGTTAGTTGGACCAAGACGGGCGAACGCGACACCTGGTCCCTGTTGCGGCGGCACCGGTTGCTGCGCCTGCCGCGCCTGTTGCTCGCGCGCCAATAGCTCCTCGCGCGTCGGCTGGGTCGGATCGAGCGACACCTGCGACGGCCGTTCCGGCGTTAGCGCGGCGTCGTTGGCGAGGTCTTGCAGGCTCATGTCCAATAATTACCTTTCACAGCCTTTAAGTGCGTGACCACTTACGCCATTGTTCGCGTTTCCGCTTGACTTCAGCCGCGAACCGCTTGGCTTCAGTCGCGAAACAGGCTTCGTCATCGTAAGATTGCTGTACTTGTGCGTAGTCCCAAAACGCTCGCGGTTGTTCGCCCAACGTCCTGCCCGGTGCGTAGTACTCAAACGGCATGATCGGCCATGCGAACGCAGCCACGGGCGACAGAACGAGCGCGGCTATTGTCATCGTTAGTGTCTTCATTTTGCTCTCCTCATGCGACATCACGTGGTGATCGGTCGACCGGACCATACCATTGTGGCGGCGGGTCCATTCTGGGTACCACATCAGTTGCTCGCTCCATCCGGCGACGAGATGAGGCCATGGCTGCAGTGGCATGAGCTTTTGTACTGCTATGACAACAAATAAGATCGAGAATGCTGCGATCCCGATCCAGATGGGATTGACTTTCATTTTTGCTCTCCTTTGGTTTTACTTTAAAGGCTCATGGTACGTAGGGCGGTGAGAGTTGCAATGCGCGGCGGATCACTTGTTGTAGGTCACGGTCAATTTCCCACTTTGGCGCTGTGACTGGTCCTCTGGGTGACTGTGAATACAGTGCCTGCACCATCGGATCATCGCGTGACGGAGAACGCATAATTTCGCGCTCATTGGCGCGCGGGTCGAAGTACGGACCTACTGCGTTTGAAGCCAACCTGTCGTAGGGAAGCGCGCTCAATTCCTTTTCTGTCATCGCGCTAGGCGCAATATTCGTGGACGGACGCGCCTGCCGCTCGAACTGCTGCCAGTTCGTGGGAGTTTGATTGATCATGTTTAGCATTGCATAGGCGTCGGAAGTTTGCGGGTCGTAATCCCAGTCGCCGGGAGTAGTGAAGCGTTGTGGCTCGGCCGAACTGCGTGGTGCGGCGTTCGGTGTTCGCCAGCGGCCGGCTTCGTTGCTGTAGCGGATGAAATTCTGATCGCTCGGCCGCAAACCTCTGGCGCTCAACCACTCGGCATAGCTGGGCGGGCGCGATTGGGGCGCAGCTCCCGCACCAGCAGGCGCCGGGGCGGCCGCGCCTCCACCAGGAGCCGGAGCGGCGCTGCTGGAGCCGGACGGATAGCCTCGTTCGGCGTTGAAGCGCTCGCGGTTTTGCGGAGTGTCGGGCAAGCGGTTGCCGGCGCGCCAGTTTTCATAACCAGCGCGCCACTGCACCCGCTCTTGCACGGTTTGCGGGGCATTCTGGGAAGGAGCTTGGGCTGTCGGGGCATTCTGAGGAGCGGGTTGGCCGGTCGTAAAGCCGGTAGTGCCGCGCGGCACGCCAGTTTGATATTGATAGGCCCTGGCGGTCGACGCCGTTTGCGGCGGCACGCCGGCAATGAGGTTGCCGGCTCGAATTTCCGCCGGTCCCATGCCGCGATTGCCTGAAAGCTGCCCCGCAGCCTGTCCGGGGTCCATAAAACCGCGTGCGGTGGCCAATTCAGCCGGGGTAGGCGGCGTTGGATATCCTCTTCCGATCATATTTTGCGCGCTCGGAACGCCGAGCTGACCCGTCAGCGCGCGAATTCCCGCGGTGAAGGCCCCGGAATAATCGCCGCGCATCAGCTTGCCGATGGCGCTGTCCGGATCGGCCTGCCACCCCCCGGCCGGTGTATTTCCAGAAACGGTGGCGGATTGTGGCGAAACTGTGGCAGGGGCCGGCGCAGGCTCGACCGCAGGCGGGCCGACCGCGGTGACTGCCGGCCGCAAGCCAGCCTCCGGCACCGGCCCGCCCATGCGGCCCGGTATTGGGTCGCGCCACTCCCGTGCGGTTGGCACTGGCGGCGGTGTCGGAGCCGCCTCGGCGGCGTCGCCGCTGGAGGTTGGGGCGGGTTCCTCCGGTCGGCGCGCGGCGGGAGCCTCTTCGGGCTGGGGCGGTGGCGCAGGAGGCACCTCAGGCGGCGGTGTAGTGGCCGCTGATGGCGTCGGCTCGGCGGGCTTGATCGCACCACCACCGCCGCTATCGCCTCTGGGCGGGGCTGGCTGTGGCGCTGGAGCGGGTGCTGGCGCGGGAGCTGGGGGCGGTGCAGCCGCGGCGGACGGCGAATAGGGCGGCAACGGCGACATCGGCGAGCCCTGATAGCCGGGCTGGGTGGTGTAGGTGTTGCCGTAGGGATCCCGGCCGCCCTGTCCGCCGGCGCCTCCGGCCGCGGGCCAGGCGGGGCTGCCGGCCGGTGTTGCTCCGGCGCGGTTCGCGACATTCCCCAACGAACTGGCATTGGCGGCCGAACCAAACAGTGCCTCGCCGATTTTTTGAATACCTTGAGCCCAAGGCGGCGCTGCTGTGCCGGATGGCTGGCCGGTCGGCGATGATGGCGGCGTTACGGTCGAGGCATAGAGCCCCTGATATTGCGCCTGTGTGCCAGGATCGTTCGGCCCGCCGACAACCGCGGCCGGGGCGCCGCCGCCGGCAGTGCCGCCGCCCATGGCATTGTCGACGAATTGCGCGCTATCGCCGCCCGGCGTCGCCGCATTGCCAACGAAAGTATTGCCGGCGGTCTGCGCCAGCGGCTGATCGGCACCCAATTGGGCGTTGCCGCCACCACCACCGCCACCACCACCACCACCGCCGCCAGCCATCAGATGCCTCCAATGAGCGATCCAGCGCCGGCTGCCACTTGGCCCTTGGCTTGCTGTGCGCCGACCTCGGCCTGTGTCGTCTCACTCAAGTCCTGGAATTGACCCTCGCCCAGCACGCCCTGGAATTGTTGTGGAATGCCACCGGTCAGGCTGGGCGCAGCACCGATGTCCATCAGGTAGCCGGTCGGGCCGGTCGGGCCGGAGGCGGGAGTGCCGGGGGTGGCAGCGCCACCAAAAGCACCACCGAAACCGGGAGTGCCGGGACTGCCGGGGCTGGCAGGCGTGCCGGGGGTGGTCGGCGTGGTGCCGCTGCCGGGCACGCCGGCAACCGCTCCCGTTGTTGGACCGGATGGCAGCGCTCCGGTTCCGCCCAGCCCGAGCTGCTTGTAGCGGTTGGTCATGTCCTGGATGGAGAGCTGCGTGCCGAACATGGCGTTCTGAATGTCCGAACCCTGAATTTGACCGGGCTGGCCGCCGCCGCCTAAACCGCCGCCCATCAGATCCCTCCCGCCAGCTTGGTGATGCCGCCGAGCGCGCTGCCGATGCCGCCCAAGGTCGCGCCCAGCGCACCCTTCTGCGCGTTGGCGAATTGCTGCGAGGCCGACTTCATGGCGTCGTCAATCCGCATGGTCTGCAGCACGTCGCCGGCCAGCGCGCCGACATTGGCTTGGGTGCCCATGGTCGACTGTCCGGTGCCGGAAGAGAAGGCCTGTTGATTGCCGACGACGTTCTCGCCGCCGGTGTAGCCGGTCCAAGCCGCCTCTTGCGGCGACACCGAGCCTTCCGCCGGCAGACCAAACAAAGCGCCGACACTGGAGCCGGCGCCGCCAAACCCCAACGGGGTCTGACTGGTGACACCGCTGGTGTTGCTGCTGGGGCCAAAGGGGGTGCCGCCGCCTGAGGTCTCACCGCTCATAGTGCAGCCTGATGGTAAAGCGCGGGCTCAACTCGGTGGCGCCGACGCGGCGGCAAAACGCCGTCAAGTCGCTGTCGGTCTCGGATGAGCAGCGCCACGCTACGCAGCGGCGCGAGTGTGCCCATGCCACCGAGGCCCGCATCAGCTTTAGCGCTTCGAAGCCGGCGCCGTCGTCGGCGCAAATAAAAACAATGCTGGCTTCAAACTCGGTCGGCACCCACGGCAAGGTCGTCAGCATCGAAATGCAGAACGCATTGTCGGTGCGCTGCGGCAGGTACAACAGCGGATTTTTCAGAACCTGATTGCGAAACCACAGCTCGGTCGAGAGCGCGTCGTACTTGTGAGAATATTTTTTGCGACAGAGACCAAACAACCAAGGCACGTCGGTCTCGGTGAGCACGCGCGGCTCTACCAGAACGGAAACACCACCGGCGCTCGGCTCACCCACCACCACGGATTGGAGACCGTTGCCTCGCCAGGCGGCGTGCCTGCTGTCGTTGGCGCCGTGGTCGGCAAGGGCAACACCGCGTTGTTCGCTACCAGGTGCTGCTGGTGGTTCACGAACATCCACCATGATCGGTTCTCCGGGCTACCCCCATTGCCTTCTAGCAAAATCTGCGCCTGAGGAATACCGAAGGTACCGCCGTCGAGCGCGTTGGCCTGCGTGTAAGGCGGATGGGTGATGGTAAGCGCGACGCCAGACAGTTTTGTTGCAACGCTGGTACTGTACGTGCCATTGCCGCCAGTCGTGCCACTCTTCTGACTGACGATGGTGGTGCTGGCCGGAACACCGACACCGGCAACGGTCGCATCAATCATGATAGTTCCGGTCACGCCCGTCATGACCAAGTCAGTTGTCGCGTTTGATGTCCCGGTGCCGTGAGCCGCGGCCGGGGTGATGACCCGCGTGGTATAGCCGTCGGCGTAGGTGGATGGCAGGTCGCGATTGAAATCATTATGCGACTGTTGATGACGCAAGTTCCACGGCCATGCCGGCTGATTTGCATCGAGGGTAGGATCGAGCAGATAAGGCAGAATGGAAAATCCTGTCAGCTCCGCCATCACCGCAAAATACTGGCGGGTCTGCATCATGTGCTCGAAATTATAAATCGGATCGTCGGGGTTGAGCAGGACGGCGAGCGGCATCGTCAGTCCCCGCGTCGCTTACTCCGGCGTGTTTCACGTGAAACAAGCGTGCTCGCTTCTTGCGGTGGCGCGCGTTCGTTGTGTGACCCGATCGGGTCAAACCCTCTTGGACTTACGCGATCCATACCGAAGTCGGAGACCGCCCCGCCGCGGAGTGCGCCCCTTGGGCCGATCCTCGGCTCCGTCCCCAGCCGCAAAGGCCCGGCGAGTGAGCGATCGGATTTCAGGGTTGCGTCCGGGGTCTGAAAAAAGCCCGTTGGACTGGTTCGATCCGAGCCGTCCGAAACCCGCTGTCTCGGCCATGGTGCCTGACTTTCTTTGCTCATAAGCCTATGTCCATTTGACGTAGGTCTCCGGCGATCTTGCTTTCAGAGACCTTGGCATTCCGATGGGGAATGTTGGCATAATCCAAAGCTTGAACGACATCGTTGACGGTGCGACAAACAAAAACTCGAACGCCCACGGCTTGCAATTTGGCAAACATGGTGCGCTGTGCGGACGTTGGCGCGTTGGCTCCGACTTTCAGTTCAATGCCGATGACAGCCGTTCGTCGCGGCTGTTCGACGCGATTGAAAACCAAAATGTCCGGCATGCCCTTTTTCATGCCGCTGGCATAGAGCCGGCCGGCGGTTGCTTTGGAGAGCTTGCCCCAACCGGCCGGGAACGTGGTGAACATCGCTGGAGGTAGCAGTATCCAGTCGAGCAGCTCAGCCACGGACACATGCAGTTCGCTCTCCTTGGGGGAGTGCGGCAGGTTAAATGGTCGAGATTTGTTCGGCATTGTGGTAGGTTAGCGCAGCGGTCGGGCGCGATCAACGCCCGGCCGCCACTGAACATCCAACCTGCTGTGGAGGTCGCGATGCCTGCCTGGAATACTACACATGGTCAGTCAACCGTTCCAACCAGAGCCTACAAAAGTTGGGGCGGGATGCTGCAACGTTGCAACAACCCGAATAGCCCAAATTACGTTTACTACGGTGGGCGCGGCATCAAGGTTTGCGACCGCTGGCGGAAGTTCGTGAATTTTTTTGCAGACATGGGCGAGCGTCCACCAGGGATGCTTCTTGACCGGATTAACAACGACGGCGATTACGAACCGGGAAATTGCCGGTGGGCGACACACCTACAGCAGAACGGTAATCGCCGTTCAATTCGGAAACTCACCGCCGCGCTCCTCTGACTGGTCCCGTTCGTCCGCCCGGACGTGGCGAACGATGGCCGCCGCCTTTCATGCGGTAGCCCTTTCGCCAACCGCGCCAGTCGCTGGGCATCGCATCGCCGTGCCAGGGCATGCGACAGACCGGGCCGCGTGAGCCCGGTGCCTTGTCTTGACGAGCCATCACAGCCTCACATGCGCCCGCGACGGCCGCCGCGGCCCTGACGATGACCGCGGTGCCGACGAACGCGCGTCGATGGACGCTGCAGCCGACCCAGCTTGCCGGCCGGATCGACCCGACTGCGTGGCCCAAGGTTGACGCCTCGTGCCATCTAGAGTCTCCTTGTTCGACGAAGCACAGCGCGTTTGGCAAAAGAGCCGGGTCGCCATCGCCAACTCGGTGTGCGGAAAGAGCCTTGGCGCTTGGCCGCGCCCTGCACTTGCCGCCGCATCATGTCGGAAAAATTGCTACCGGCTCCTCGGCTAACGGCCATGGCGTCTTTGTTTGCGGGCTCTGATACGGCGAGCGCGGCGCGTCATCTTGAGACGTTTGCCGCGGGCCATCGGACTTTACCGACGACCCTTGCGGCGACCACGACGGCCACGGCGGTTCATTACGATCTCATGTTCACCCATCTGCTCTTCTCCTCTTGCGAGTGTGTGCGGGTTAAGCGCCGAACAGTGTCCTATCTTCAGAGCCGATGTGCAAGCGCTCGATAACGAAGTCCGGAGAATAGCTTTGCAGATCGATAGCCCCGGCGATGCCGCCGCCGGACGTTTGCTGCGGCTCAAAAGCGTAATGTTGTCCGGCGGTTAGCTCAAAGCCGACATCCTGGACGCCACCCGGCACACCGCCGGCATGATTGATCAATTGGCCGGTGAACGACACCCCGCCACCGTGATTGTCGTAAAATTCAAGAAACAGCCGCTTCCAGTTTTTGATCGTCAGCTGTTTCTGTCCACTACCGCGTAAGAATTTGGTCGAGAGTTTTTTGATCAATGCCGGATCGGGCTGAGCAAACAACTGATAAAGCGAAGTGCCGTCGGTGCCGTAGGGCGTGATGATGCTGTCCTGCTCATAAGCGCCAATGTTTGTTAGATTGAGATTTTGCGAAGCCACTGACCAAAACGGCTGCTGACCGGGATGATACATCAACAACAAATTGCGGCTGACGCCCCACGGGTCGGTGAATTTGCCGTTGCACAGCAAAACCTTGAAACCAAACATCGTCGCCGGACACATGGTCGGCAAAAATGTCGAGGTATCGAGAGTGTTGAAAATGTTGGTGACGCGATTGCCGATCTCGCCGGCCTCGCCGCCGCGGCATTCGAAAATGCCGGCGCCGTTGAACATCTGAAAATAGCGGCCGATGCGGCCGACCGGCCGCGGAAAGCGCTGGCCGACCTGCGGATCGATATTTTCGTAATTGAAGTTGGTGGTGAACGGATTTTGCGGCGTGCCCTGGCCGGACAGCTGCACATTGGCGATCAGATCGATGGAGCTGTCGCCGAAGCAATACAGATAGCCGGCACTAGCGGCCAGATCGTTGAACGTGTAGGTGAGCTTGTTTCCGAAATATCCGAAGGAGCCGCCGCCATCGGTTGTCGAGAAGTCCGCACCGTTCGAGGGCGCAGAAAAGCTGATAACGTCTTTGCCGGCGACCCACAGACGGCTTTGATAAACCTCCATGCAGTAGATGCCCGGCAGGCCGGTCGGCATGGTGTAGGTCACCGGCGGGCTTGGCGTCTCCAGCGCTTCGGTCAGCCAGTCCGGTGCGGGATCGCCCGGCTTGGAGAGTAGCGTACCGTCCCATGCGAACAATCCTTCGGGGCTGCCAAACAGGACGCCGCCTTGCTGCCCGGCAGCGTTACCGAAAAATTGAGGCCGCCACACCACTGCGCTGGCCCAATACTGCGGACCAATGGGGTTCCAAACATTGGTGCCGACGGTGGTGACGGCGAGGGTGTTAAGGTCGACTTGGTCGACCTGGCCGTTATTGAGGAACATCCAGCCGAGCCGACCGGGAGGTGGGACATTGAATTGACCTGTCTCGTTGCCGATGAAGCCAAAGAAAATTCTTAGAATGATGGTGCCGGATGGCGCAGTATAAATAGCAGGCCCATGACCCCAACAAGAGCGTAGATTGCCAGGGCCGATAGCAAAAAGGTTTTCGTTCCACCACTCCTCATTGTCATCGATCGAGCCGCGACGGCCTTGCTGATTAAGACCCTTCCACTGATCGAGTGTCTGCAACTCGAATGGGTTGGACGATTGAATGGGCAAGGTTTAGGCGCTCCTAATAGCCGCGCCATAAACATTTTGGATCATAGTTGGACAAACCACTGATGCGCAAAACGGAAGTTCACTGTTGAAAACTTGCGCTAAGGCAGTCGCGTCTTCGCGCCTTTGTTGTTGCATTAGCGAAAGTACCCCTGCCCAATACGACACCGCGTCCGTCCAAGGATACGGTATCGGCTCTGGATCATCATCAGTGAGGAGTGGCGACGGAATGCAAGTCAGGTCGACTTCCATTGGCATTTGTGCTGTAGGGATCGGCGCCAGATAGACTGATCCGATTGGCCCTTCACCGAATTGCGACCACCAGCCTGGTTCGGAAAGAATGCCCATGAAGGTGCGGCCATAAATTCTGAAGCGACCTTGAAAATCTGTCCACACGATGCGGCGCCAAGTCGGTTTCCAAGCGCCGCCCGAGATGATCCAGTCACCATTATCCTGCTGTTTCCATGTACCGCCGATGGCGACAGAGAGGGAACGACAAGCAAGAATGGATTGCACGCCAGGCAGTGTTTGTTGCACCAGCGCATTCCAGGCAGAAAAGCGATAAATCTCTTGGTTAGGAATTGTTTGCACGCCCGGCGGGACAACACGCAGACACCCGCTAGCGGCGGCTATTCTTCGACGGCTGCGGTTGATGTAAGTGTGAAGGGTCGCTTCATTAAAGAACTGACCTTGAGCGTCATTTAAAAGATTTCGTGTATCGCTAACATATTGTGTTAACACGGTAATTGTCCTATTCTAGTCGGCACCGCGGGCGATAACCGTCGCCCGCGACGCCTGACCAAGGACCTATCGGAGGTAGATCGATGGCTAAGCAGACAATACTCACTGCCGCGCGTTTGCGCGAGATCGTCAACTACAATCCCGAAACTGGCGAGTTCACTAGTCAACCGACAAGAATTGGCTGGGAATGCGGCAAGGCGCAACGAAGGAATTACAGATATCGCGTCGTTCGTGTCGAGGGAAAAAATCATCTTGAACACCGACTAGTGTGGTTCTGGGTGACCGGGCAATGGCCACCCATTAGTAGTGTAGTGGATCACATAAATGGCGACGCAACCGACAATCGATGGGTCAATCTTAGGCTGGCGAGCCCTTCACAGAACCAACGAAATCGCACTCGCATAAACAAGAATAATTCCAGCGGATTGACTGGCGTTTACAAGAAAAGAAAAGGCGACAAACGCTGGTTTTCTATGCTCGGCAAACAACACCTCGGAACATTTGCGACTAAAGATGAAGCCCACGAGGCTTATCGGCGCGCCGCTTTGGCCGCATACGGTGATTTTGCTCCTGATCGACTTGCATAAGAACGCCGGCTCCGAAACGTAGGTCGCTAGCATGGGGTGTCAGGTTTGATGCGCCGTTGAGTGTAATCTGCGCGGTGGTCGGCGTCGATGGCGGTGTCACCACGGTCCAGATCCCACCCGCCCGTGATGGATTGGTCGAAATATTGGAGAATACAATAGGCACGCCGGCCGGCGGATTGTTCGGGAAGCCGGCATAGGCGGTCGTGGTCGTGAATTGCGGGAAATAGTCATTGGCGGCCGGTAGGATCGCGCTTGCCGAGGTGATGGTCAGCGCCACACCGGCAAGCGTGGTAGCCACGTTCGTCGTATAGACGCCAGCTCCCCCAGCCGTGCCGGACTGTTGGCTGACAATTTCCGTGTCGGCGGGGACACCCGTTCCAGTGATGGTGGCGCCGAGAACGATTGCATGCGTGACGCTGGCGAGCGTCAGGCTGGTGGTGCCGGTTGATGTTCCGGTGGCGGTCGCTGGCGGCGGCAGATATTGCGGCTGCACCACGCCCGCCACAGAGGGAGGCACTGCGGCGGGCGCTATGGCCGGGCCGACCAATGGGCCAACAGGGACGTGGCCGATCGGTGGCGGCGTCGGTGGCGGGAAAGTCGGCGCTGCGCCACCTCCTGCACCAACAGCCGGCGGTGGTAGGATTGGCGTGAAGGCGGGAAAACCTGCGCTGGTCCCGCCCTGAAATTTGAAACCATTGAACATCGTATTGTTGCCGCCGGGCGTGGCGACTGTCACGTCGACCGTGGCGAAACCGATATTGGCCGGCGTAGAGCAGGTGATTTGAGTGTCGCTGACTTCAACGAAATTGGTCGCGGCGATGCCGCCGAAAGTGACGCTGGTCGCGCCGGTGAAGCCGACACCGCCGATGGTCACCGCGGTGGCAGTCTCCGGTGGACCGGAATTCGGCGTGATGCTGTTGATATTCGGCGCTGCTTGTAGCTCTGGATCGCCCATCAGCGTCTCCGCTGGCTCAGCCTGGCTTGCTGTTGCTGCCACCAGGGCGGCGTTGGCGGGCACGGCAGTGGCGCCGGCGGCGGTCCCATCAACAAACCAGTGCCAGCGGCGCGAGTGTCGGTCTCATACGGCCAAGGAATGCGCGGCTGGGGAAAGCCGGCGGCAAAGAAACCGGCCGGGCGCGGAATTTGCCACCACTGCGGATCATTCCAGTGCGAGCCCGGAATGACATAGCGCGGGCGCTTGGCGGGCAGCGCCGGCGGCAGCGGCCCGCACGCCGGGTTAGGCGGTACGACGCCGGTGACGACGCTAGAGGGCGGTCTCAGGGAGGCGGGGCGGGTCCAAATGTTGCACCTCCAGTGATGCCGTTAACGATCAGGCCAGTTGAGGGTTTGGAGCAAACAAGATTGAGTGCAGTCAGTGACAAGCCGACGCTGGCAATCTGGCCCTGCGGGATCGTCGAGTACCAGCCAGTCCACGCGAAATTGGCGTCCTCATGGATAACGAGCGTTATGTACTTGGAATTAAAGCCAAATGCGGTTCCTTTGGGGCAATTAAGGTCAAAAAAGATCGGAGTGTCGCCCAAAAGAAGGCCACGGAACCCGCTATTGACCGGGTCGTCCTTGCCCCAGCGACTGGCGGGGTCGTTGTTGTAACGCTCGACCGTCATGAAGTCGGTCATCAAGGTGGTCCAGTCCTCGATCGCCATGACGACGAAATCGAGCGCCTCACCACCGGAATGCTTGGCGGAATTGAGCAGCAGCGGAATAAAGGCGGCGCGAGTCAGTACCGTACCCGCAGCACCAGCCACCAGGCCGGCCCAAGTCGGATAAGTCGCGCGGCTGAGCCCGCCATAAACGTCAACGGCCGCAATCGCCGGCAGCGTCAGAGCCGTGGCCCCATCACTGTAGGCGTCGGCAAGACCAAACATCTGCAGCGCGACGTTGCCGGCATTGGAGCCGAACAGCGCCAGCGCCAGCGAATGCAGTGCTGAGTTTTTCAGGTCGTTGAGCTTCAACATCAAGCGGCTGGCGACCGCAATCGCGTCCTGGGTCACTAGCTGTTCGAGGCCCAGCGAAGAGACCGGAGTTGCGAGCGCGCATAAATTAAATTCCGCGTTAACGGTCGCGGCCACGTCGGTCGGCAAGTTGAACTGGCCAGCCGGTCCGATCCACGAGGAGGTGACATACTGGCCAGTCTGCACAGGCTGCGTGTATGGGGACACACCGCCCGATGCGCGAATGGCATTTCTGAGCAGCAACGCTAACAGCGGATTTTGCCGGTAGATTAAAATGACCACCATCTGAGCAAAAACGCGCCTGACGGTCGCTTCGAGTTCGAGCCCAATCGGGCCGCTCGGAATTAGGCCACTGCCCAGGATCGGCATGACTAAAACCTCTGTTGCTTGCGACGCTCTTCGTCGTTGTAAAGCGACTTTAAGATTTCGTCTCGCGCCCACCCTTCAGGGTCTTTAGCAATCTCGGCAAAGCCGGGAGCCTTATCGTGGTTCCAACGGCCATCATTGTGGGTCACGTCGCTGGGCCTGGGTTCTTTGCTGGCCTTGTAGCCAGCCGCGACTTCGTAGTCGCCGACATTGTGGTCGACCATGAACTGCTCTAGCTCTTCCATGGCCTTGTCGGTGAAGCCGTACTTGCTTTGCGTATCCTTGCGGACGTTCTGAAAACGTTCCTGCTCTTGAGACTTACGCTGCTCGGTCTCGCGATCTTCGCGCTCCTTGCGTTCGGCCGCAAAGCGCTCGTCGACTTTGGTTTCAAGATCGTAGTCGGGAATGGCGAGGTTGGGGTATTTCTTTTTGATCAGCGCCTTGGCTTCTTTGGTCAAGGTCGGATCTTGATAGATGCTTTCAACAAAATCGGCAATCTGGCGGCGGCCTTGGAGGAATTGATATTCCTCATCTGGAATTGTGCGCGGCATGGTGGTCAGTTGTTGTTAGATTTGCCAATGATGTTCGGCTGCAAAGGCACCCCGCCCTCGGGCTTCGGCACCACCTTGGGGATCGCGCCCCACTCGCTAATTTCGCTCTGAGTATCGACTTGGAGGACGGTTCGCGGCGGCGTCTCCGGCGGTGTCGTGATCGGCGGGTCGTAGCTCCGGTTCTGTGCCATCATCATCCTCCTCTACTAAAATCGTGTAGTCAGGTCCGAAATGAAAAGCCGCCAGCGTGGCGCAGAACTTGGCAGCGTCGAGCGTTGGGAACGGGATCGGGCATTCCGCTACCTCTCCGCTCTCACGATATGCGACGATATAGTAACAGCCCATGTATCATGATCCTGGCAATGGCGTCGAGGGCATCGGCGGCTGTGCACCACCACCGCCCGCACCAGCACCCGGACCAGGGGCCGCGCCACCGCCTTGCTGTGATTGCTGGCCCATGATGTTTTGCAAAATGAAGTTCTTGGCGAGGCTGCCCAGCATGTCCATCAGTTGGGTACGCTGCAAGCCGGCGGACGGCGCGCCCTGCGAGACGTGCTTGCTTAAGCGCTGCGTGGCTTTGAGCACGTCCTGTTGAATGGGAGTACCGGGCTGCAATCCGGGCAGCGCCTTCGACAGCAAGCCGATCGCGTGCTGCACCAGCGATATTGACGAAGCATTATCGCCCGGACCGGGCGCACTGACTTGCGGACCGCGCTGCCGGTTGGCCAGTGAAGCGAGGATCGGACCACCGCCTTGCGGCGGACCCGGCGGCCGAGCGGCGGCCGGCGGCGGGCCTTCGTTCTGATCGGGAGCTGCGGCGCTGTCGAGGAATGACATTGCGTTACCTCGTGACGCAAAGCTACAACATCATTGCTGCTTTCGTCTACCGCCGGCACTGCCGGCCTTGCGTCCGCCCGACGGGAAGCCGAGCACGCCCTTGATCAGTTCCTCCTTCTTTTCCTCCTGGGCGGCTTGGGCCGCTTTTTTCTGGCGCTGGCGCAGCCGGGCAAGCAACAATTCGGCCCCCGGCGGATGCAGCATGTGGATCAGGTCCTCGGCGTCGACCGCACCGGCGCGGGCCAGAGCAATGGCCACTTGACGGTTATCCTCCGCGAAAGCCGGCGACGCGCTATGGCTGTCCACCTGAATTTGAAAATCATCGGGCATGTTCTTGAGCAGGAATTCGATCTGGTTGTCGGCGGTCTGGTAAATGCGACCGTCCATCGCCTGCATGATGCGGAAGCACAGATAGCCGCTCTCGTTCAGTTGCCGTTCGATGCGAGCGGCCTGATCGATCAAGCGCGGCGTTGATGTACGGACCAGAGTTTGGGCATGGACCCCCGCCCGCACCCCTGGTTCACCCTGGCCCGACATCACCGGCGAGAAGCCGGACGCCTCATCAAACAGCTGAAACAAAAATTGCAGCTCTTCGAGATAGTTTTGCGGCGGTGGGTCGACCAGTTTCTTAGCGGAGGCGTTCGGGTTGGGATCATTGATGAAGCCGCCTTCGGACAGGATCTTAAAATACTGTTCTTCGGTAATCGACGTAAAGCCCGAGAACACTTGTGGCGCCGCGACGTTGCGGTCCCACATGACTTTGAGATCACGCAATCGTTTGTTCAAAATGTCCTGCAGCATCTGCACGTCAGCGATTAGTGAACGGCCCCAGAAGTAGCCGGGGGTCACTTGACCTTGAACCTTGACGAACGGCTGCCGGCCGGGAATGCGCGACAGATTGCGTCGAGTTTTGTCACCCTCGATGATGATCGGCTCATGGCCGTAAATCATCTGGATGGTGGTGTAGTCGCCGCCACGATCGCGATCCTGGACCCAGAGTTCGCAATGCTTGACGGTCGGCGCCAGCTTGCGGTTCGGCCGCCACGGCGTCGGTACCGGGAAAACATTAACGATACCGGCAGCCTCACTCCGTGGTGCCCCACCAGGGTAATCGCCGAGTGGGTTAAGTCCGCCGACCACCATCTGGTGAAAATAGGTTGGCCGCTCACTGTCCTGCTCGCCGGGTTTGGTTTCGGAAATTCTTTCCAGGATGGCGTTCTTGCGCGGGTGGCCCTCAAGCACCTGACGCAGGCGTGACACCGTTGGGTAGCTGACGTGACAAAAGGCTTCCTGCTCGTCCAGGCTCAAGGTGGTTTCCGACAGCACGCCAAAATTGACCGGGTGCACCATGCCGAGCTGAAAACCATCGTCGGTCGGATTGTGCTTGAGCAAGGTGCAGCCATTGATCAGCGCCCAGACTACAGCCTCGGCAAAAGTGATATCGCTGTCGGTGTTGCGGTAGTCGGCGGTGAGCTTGTCGGACACCAGCTGCGCGCGCTCGACCACGCTGTCGGGCTCGGTGTCGTCATAGATCATGGCGAAGCGCACGTCGGTCGGCTGCATCAGAAAGCCGGCCAATTTGTCAATGAACGGCTTGGTTTTGTTGTAGATCGAGGCCCGCGCGTCGTAGGTGCCCTGATAATAATATTGCGCGGCGCGGGTCAGGACCATGCCGCGCTCTTCCGATGACGCCGTGCATTCGTCGACCAACTCTTTGCACCAGAGTTCGAAGTCCTGGTCGGGAATGCGCAGCATCAGCGCCAATCCTTGTCGGTCGCGCGCCATTCGACTTCGCGATGAACGGCGTTCAATTGACTGACGACATCTTCGCTTTTGTACTTGAGCCTGTCCACCCAATGCCACAACGCGGCTTCGTAGGCGATCAGCTCGGGAATTGTCATCTTGGAAATGCGCTCCTGCAGGCCAGACAGCCGCGACCGGCCGTTGTGCCGCAGAATGATTGGCATCACCACACGCGCATGGCTCGACGTTTTGAATTTTCAATCAAATCCGGTTGGGTACCGTCCTTCAACATTTTTTGCAGCGTATCGACGCCGCTATAGCCACCGTTCGCCATGCGGGTTTGCCGGCCCAGCGCCATGGCCTCAGACAGGACATTGCCGGGTGCGCCCCACGAACTCACCTGGGCTTGCTGCATGGCGTTGCCCTGGTCCTTGTATCTTACTTTCGGGGTACCGCCGTGTCGGGTGTCGTGCTGCATGTCGGCGACGCCGTAATCTTCGGCAGCGATAGTTTCGGCCAGCTTGACGGCTCTGCCGACGATTGAGCCGCCGATGGCGATGGGCTTGAACTCTTGCGCCATTTGCTTTGATAGCGACGTTTCCGCGCAACGTGGGCAAAGTGGTGGCTCCTCATCGACCTGCTCCATCGTTAAGGTGACATCCATGAAGTGGCCGCAGTCACCACAGCCGAAAGTGCGGACAATTGGCATGACATCACCCGTGCACAGCGTGAATGGCTAATCCCAAGAACAATACCGCGACGACGACAATCATCAACCACCCCGGCGGCGTAGGGATGTTCATTCAAAACCTGTCCTTATGCTCACGCGACTTGCGATTGATCATTGCCATGTGCTGGCTGAATGCGAATGACAGCACCGTGCCGACGTTCTGCGGCGGCCGGTCGCCCTTCACACTATCCCACGTGAGATTGCGAGCCACCAGCATAGGCCGACGCCACTCAATCCAAGCATGATGGGCCAGAACGAGTGCAGAAACCAGATCATCGTTCTCTCCGGTATCAGGTCCGGCACCGATCCAGCCGTCGTCTTCAACGATGCTTTGCATTTGCGCTATTAGTTTCGGCGAGCGCACTTCCAACCGCCGCAGCATCAGACTGTCTCGCAGCTCCGAATAGACCTGATGCTTATTGTCAGAATTTGCCTTCCATGCAATTACGTTTCCGGCTCCACCTAATGTGTCGGGTCTTTTGTACAGGAACCAACGCACTGCTCCAATCATATTCAGGATGTTTTCTGTTCCCGGCTCCCCTTGCAGAATGCCGCGTTCCGCTAATTGACGGAGGTTTCTCACTTCAGGCAAAACAGCCGCACCCACCCCCGTCACTTCCAGATTGGCTATGTGATCCTTGTACGCGCCCGCTAGGTGCGCCAGCACCCACGCTAATTGATAGGTCAACGGCTTATTCGACTGAAACTCCGCGATCTGAACCACCTTATCAGCATAGCAACGCAGCACTTGGATGGCGTGGTCATCACTTTCGCCGCCACCGCCACCGGATGGATCAACACCAATGACGTAATGACCGGTGGGTTCGGGCGGCTCCCAGACTTTGAGCATGGCGTCATCGGGCTTGCTCACTTGTTCAATGCGGCTGGCCAAGAATTTGTCGTCGAAAATGTATCTGTAGCCTTTGTAGGGTGGCCCGACCGGCGACAGCTGCTCGGAGATTTCCAGGGTCCGCGCCGCCGGGAAAAAGCCGGAACCGGAGGCGATGAAGCATTCGCGCTCATGCCAAGGAAAATGTCTTAACATATATTCTTCGGCTTTGAATTCGGCTTCGCGTCGCCACCACGCGATCTGTTCCGGCCTGATGATGACTTTGTAATTGTCCTTGACGTATCTGGCGCGGTTAATCTCCTCAACCGTCAACCGGCCGTCCCAATAGGTCTTGTAGTCGGGATCGTCTTTGGCAATGGCGTAGGTCGGGTTGGCCCAGAAGCCGATAAAAATAAATCGCATATGCCTGTCAAGTTTTGCCTGTTGACAGTGGTTGTAGTACCAGTTGAAGCCGGAGGCGATGCTTTCCCAGATGTAAAGCCGATGCGGGTTTTGTCGCGCCAGCGACGCCTTCAAGCTCTCGACACCGGCCAAGGACTTCCATTGCGCGCATTCGGTCGCGTGCATCATGTTCAATGCCCGCGACGCGCCCAGGTCCGGATTAGACGCCGCAGCCATAAGGTCAATGACGCTGCGGTTGGCGAACGCCATGCCGGAGCGGTTATTCTGAATGAGTTGATGTTCGGGGGATCGCCACTCAGGCGGTAACGTCTCCAATAGACTTCCGAAAATTCTGCGCAGACGTTCCAAATTGTCGGTACGGTCGGCAATGATGGCTCCCTGAACGCCGGGGTTGGCGAGTGCCCAGAATAATTCTATTACACTACAGACTGTGGTGATGGCGACCTGGCGGCACTTCAAGACGACAAATTCATGAACCCCTTCGTTGAGCCCGCGCGCCACCGCGTCAATGACAATGCGCTGTGACGGCCACGGCTCAATGCGGCAGCGGCCTTCTTCCTTAGTGTCAATGGAGACACTGGTTAGAAGATCATAAATTCCCTGTCTGATCGTTGGAATAGGTCACCCCATGATGGACTCCGGGCCGGGGAAAGATACCGTACCCGTCACCGTCGCGTCTATGCCAGCGGCCGCTTAGGTAAATGCGAGAGGGCGGGTCGGTACTGCGGACGGGCGGTGGGGATGATGGCGGCTTGAGACTGTCCAGCGTTTGATTGAGGCGCTCAAGTTCCCTGACGATGGCGTCGAACTGCTGGTCCATTTGCGGGTTCCCTCTGCTATGTTATATACTGCCCGTGTCTCCTATCCAGTAGGGTACTTGGGTCTTGAGCCGCCGGGCGCGAAGTTGCTCTCCTCGCCCGGCGGTTCTTTTTTTGAGTTGGCTTACCTCGGCGATGCTTGATCATGTTCCCGTATCAGCTCATCCATTGCCTCGAATATTGCTTTACCTAGCTTGTGGAAATCCTCCAGGGCTTGCTGTTCATCGCCTTCAGTGATTTCCGTCAGTGCAAACCACAACATGTCTGCGAGCATAGCGGCCGGTAGATCGAACTCGGGCCAAAGCCGCTGAGGAAGAAAGACTGGCTTGATCGGCTCCATTTTTGCTCTCCATGATCTTGCCTTACTTTAGTCTAAAATTTTTTTTTGACTTTTTTTATTTATTTGGTCACTTTTTGTTCCGTCGGGGGTATGGGGGATGGCGGGCCGCGCGGCAATCGCGGCCCGCTGTTGTTAATCACGCCAGCTTCCACTTCAGTTCCGCGACACCGGTCGGGGTGACTTCGTATCGCGGCTCTGATCGCCAGCCACGGGCCAGCGAGTAAAGTTGCATCGTTCGCATATCGTAGGTCGGGTGACCGCTGCTGTCCTGATACTTCTTGGCATCCTCATAGCAGTTGAACGGGCCGATCGCACACGGTTCGCTATCGAAGACGACGATCCACTTTTCTTTGCTCATCGCAACTCCCCTGATTTGCTGAAGGTATCCTTGACGAGTTTGATTGCCGCCATTTGCCTGCGGTACTCGCCGGGATTGTCGAAGCGGTCGATGGTGTTCTGGAACGCCAGCTCGATCACCACATCGAGCGCGGCGTCAATGTCGTCGTTTTTGGTCGGCTTGATCTTGAGCATTGGGGTTACCTTTCAGTTTCTCCATTGTTTTGTTGTAGCAATAGTCGCAGAGCGGCTGATTGCTCAACGTGTAAACTGCCATTTCATACTCGGGATATTCGCCACGGCACTTTGTGCAGCGGATCATTGGCATTGTGCTCTCCACGATTTTGGTTTAGTCCGTGGGTCGGCATTCTTGAACCGGACAAGCGGCTACCTGAGACCGGCAGAATGCCTTTCGGCTCGGACGCCCACGGTCGCCCGATAAGTAAAGTTTAATTCTTGGACATGAGGGCGTCAAGAGGAAACTCGCGACGCCCTTTTTGTTTGGTTAAAGCTTGCTGGCGACACTCTTGAGGATGCGATCAAGTTCCTCGGTCGTTGCGACAATGGCGACATAGTCATCCTCGTCGAAATGCTGTCGGAACTTATCCAAGTCGCCCTTGAGGAATTTGGTGTCCTTGCGCAGCTCGCCCAGGGCGTCGATCGCCGCAATTTTCTCGTCCAACTCATCATCATCGTCCATTGTCTGCTCTCCTCGTTGTCGCGTTTCATGAACGCGGCAAAACGGCGGGATCGCTCCCGCCGCTTCGCTCTCGTTCAACGTCCGCTGTCACAGTGTTGAATACAGCCCTCACCGGCTCGGCACTCTGTCCAGCAACATTTGGTGCCGTTGCCGCATGCGTGCGCCGTGTGAATGTTTGCCGCCATGACGGCAAGCACGATCAATCTGATTGCTATTCTCATAGTTGCTCTCCATCGCGTTCGAAGTGGATTGACGCCACAGCCGGAACGCAATCGTGCTGTGGGAAAAGACGGCTGATGACGTGGTTGTTGGCTCGCCGTTTCGTTCTCGTTCATTCCACTTCGCCATCGACTTCGATCAATTCAGAAGTTTCACCGCTTTCGTCTTCGATTGATGCTTCTGTCAGTTTGACGCCGTCATTGTCATAGCTAACGTCGATGCAATCGAGGACATCAAGCATTTTCTTGCGCGCCGTAGCTTCATTTGACGCTGTTACGCGGCAAACAGCCCATAACTTTACGTCGAAAGCGTACTCTTTCATTTGTTTGCTCTCCTCTAATCTCGTTCACAACGGCATTGCTGGATTGCCGTCATGGTCCGTTATTTCAACGGATGGCGGCAAACTAATGAACATTGGCGTAACTGTGTACTGTTCCGCGTTGTGAGTGATTGCTACGATGGCAACGACCGGATCGCCGTTGGCGAAACAGGAAAACAACGCAAAGTTTTTGTATTCGCCGCTCGTCAACAACGCTTCGAATGTTTTCTTATGCTCGGGCGTGATATTTGTTTGTTCGCTCATTTTGGTTTGCTCTCCTCTTGTTCGCGTCATCAATGAACGCGGCAAAACGGGGCGCAACGCGCGTCCCGTTTCGCTCTCATTCATGGAGCGATTTCGGTTTTGTTGCTCGGATCAAATGCCGCGACAACAAAATCAGCTTGCCGCCAATTGCCCTCGTTTGTTTGTTAACTAAAGTAAGTTCCGCAAACTACGCGCTCGAAACTGTCAACGTAGCGGAACACAACGCCGCTAAAGTAACTGTCGCTGACAATGCCATGCCACTTGCAGAATTTTGGTTCGTGTCGCGCGTAGTCGTCAATCCGCTCAACGTCACTCAAGTCGTAAACCCAAGCGCGATAGCGAACGAATGAGCGTTCCATTTGCTTGTCTTCCGTGTCCAGATAGTCAAACTCCGCGCGCTCCTTGTCGGTCAACTCATACCAGCGCAAAAGATTGCGCGGCACGTTGTTTGTTTTGATCGTAAGCTCACCCATTTTGCTCTCCTCTCATGAACGCGGCAAAACGGAGCGCAACGCGCGCCCCGTTTCGCTCTCGTTCACTTCTTGAGTTCGGCCATTTTCGACGCGAGCGTGAACAAAGCTTTGTTCAATTTCACGTCCTGGCTCGCGCCGAACCATCGAAACGAGCGGTTGAAGCGTACACGGTGTTTTGCATGTTCATTTGATTGCTCTCCTCAGTAACAGACGCGCGGTGCGCGCGTCCGGCATTGAGGAGATACGGGGCGCATGTTGCGCCCCGTGCGTTCATCGCAGCGATCCCTCGGTAACGAGTGAACGGATCAAGGTTTCGCATCCATCGATCATATGCTCGGCACTCGGGTTGCCGTTGCGCATATCGTGTTCGTTGTAGCAAGGCCAGCAGGCGACTAAGCCGAATGGTTTGTTGCAACCACACAACGGACATTCGAGTGAACGGCGGACGTAAGGATGATCAATATTCATTTGATTGCTCTCCTCAGTAACAGACGCACGCTACGCGCGTCCGACATTGAGGAGGAGAAGCTTCGCCCGGATTGCGTGAGTTACGGTGGGAGGTTGTTTATCGTTGACCCTGCGGCCACGGTTACCGGGCGACACGACAGGCCGGAGCACCGCGCGTACCTGCTAGCGCCTACGTTTCCGCTCTAGCAATTCCAACTCTATCAGAGCTGGAGTTGCTGTCAAAGGAAATAGTTGGACGAGCTATCCATTCTGCGCATGGCAGCCATGATAGTCCGTCCAACTTTTTCACTTGACATGGAATGCGTGCCGTGCTAGACACGTAGCTAACGTATCACTGTTAATGTGATACATTAGGAGGGTCCCCGCTTGAACGTCTCTCGGACGCTGCGCGATC